AACGTTTCTATACTGTAGACTGGCCAAACTTTTGGGACTTTATCACACGCGGTGTAAAAATACTCGATCCCGAACTAATCACTGATTTTATGGTTGCTGCTCCTATAAACGTGAAAAACGCAAACGACAATGTCTATACGATGTTTACTAGGTCACCAGATCGTGTTATCCACGGTATTAGGTTACTCATGAAACCGTATGGTGCAATGATGACTGCAGTTATGACACCTACATTACGGAACAGCGATATCAGTTGGATATCAGTCGATCAGATGCAATCCGAGGCAGCAGCTGCACTAGCTGACGCGTCTTGTATAAGCGCTGACGATTTGAAGAAGTTTGACAAAAGCTTACACCCCGAGTGGTTTACACTGATATACAACTGCGTTATCGAAAGCAACTTCCTGTCGCATGCACCTCAAATCAGAGCTGCTTTGCTGATACTACTATATGACCTAACACGCGAGAACGTGCTGCGCGTGCACTCCTCTTGGATTATGCGCATGTTTGGAGGTTTACCCTCAGGTCACGGTTTGACACAGTGGATTGGTTCGCTAATTCACCTAGTCCTCTACAGGTACTGGAAGAACACGTTATCACTTGAGCCGAAATGGCAAAAGGTGCTTTCTGATGACGGGATACAAATCTTTGATGATATATCCCCTGATGAAATGGCGCGTTTTCACGTAACTATGGGCGAGGATCTTGCGTTAATTGGAATGGAGTTACATCCTGACAAAACCAAGATTGCCGATCCTACCGTTGAAATATATATTGGTCAGCTTAATGGCGAAGAAATGTACATGCACGACAGCACGTACTTCCTTAAACGTAATCTACAGCGCGATAAGCTTCTGTCACACGGTAACTCGTGTGGTGTGAACTTTTACGATACCGAACGTGCACCGACTGACAAAGCCATTCAAGAGGCTAGTCTGCGTGAGCACATTCTCGGATATGAGGATATCATGTTGGGTGGTAAACCGCCCCGTGCAATTTATGACTTAGCACGTACTGTGGACGTCTTGGCCGCTTGTGGTCCAGGAAATCCATTGGTCGAAGACCACATTAACCTTATACAAAATGCATGGCCCGGCTTTCAAAAGCGCGGACGTCGCATACTTGTTGATCAACTGGATGACTCATGGCGTGATGGTACATACTCTTACGCCGGAGGCACCCTTGATTCAGGACTCAGCCGTAGATGGGCTGTGGAAGCGTTGCTCAATGACTCAGACGGGTACAAGGTCTGGGACGAGCTCGTATTCCGAAATTAGGTGACGCGACACCGTGAAGATACCCCT